TATCAGTCGGTGGAAAAGAAGTGAGTGGAACATCAATGAGAGAATTACTTGGTTCAGATAAATTTGATGATAGTGAGAGAGCGAAGTTGTTTAAGTCTATGTTTGGATATTATGATAAGGGTGTATTCAAAATGATGACTAATAAGTTTAAGAAGTTGTTTGAAGTCAATGAAAGTTTACCAACAAAAGTATCTGATAAGTATAAAAAAGTAAAACCAGCTGACCCAAAAGATAAGAAGAAATTTAAACAATTTATTAAACATCATAGATATCATAGTGGTCCTCATATTGATGGATTAGAATCAGAACCAGAAACATATGATTTTGATGATAGCGAAGAATCTAAACCGGGTGTTCAAAAAAGAAAGAAAGACAAAAAGAAAAAAGGATATGAACCTGTAACTGAAAACTGGTTAGAAAAAGGTAGTAAAAAAGATAGAGCTTTAAAATTAAAAATAAGTAAATTATATTCAAAAGCCTTTAAACAAATGCCTGGTTCACCTGCACAAGAAAAGATAAAAAAAGAAATAGATAAATTAAGAAATCAATTAAGTGAGGGAGTTGATTTACCAATAGAAATCGGTGATACTGTTCTAATGGGTAAATTCAAAAACAAAAAAGTTGTTATTAAAACAATCAGTTGGAACGAAAAGGGTGATTTACTTATCAATGGAAAATCAGCGATGAGAATGAGAATACCAAAGAAACCTAATATATTTGATGAAGATACAATAGGTGGTGGTTATCCAAATAAAGAAGATATGAAGAAAATCAAAAAAAGAGTAAATAAGGCTAGAAGTCAAAGTGATAGTAATAAAGAATATCAATATGACAAGATAGAAGAATTTCTGACAACTATTGATATGAATGAACTTATAACAGAAGCTACAAATACAACAAAAGGTAGTGTAGATGACGGACCGGGAACATTCTATGTTGATTATAAAAATTACAAAAAACATTCACATTCACGAGCCAAAGAACTTGGATATGAAGTAATTGGATACATAATGCACGATAATGTTATGTTCAGAACATTACAAAGTCAATATCCAAAAGGTCCAATCAATTCAGTAACATATTTACCAGCTGGAGCAGGAACAGGAAAATCTCCAAATCACCAAGAAGAATATACTGGAACAAAGGGCTGGAATAAATGGGCAACTCATATCAATAGAGTAGCTGGAATAGTTGGTTGGAAATTTATCGACTTCCTTGAAGATACAAAAGACATTGCTATTAGTGATTCAAAAGAAACACAAAAAGTTTCAAAAGAAGAAGAACCAGAAGAAGTTAAAGAATCAGTACTCACAAAAGAATGGTGGGATGAAGTATTAACAGAAGTATCAGCCAAAACAAAACTATTTAAACAGAAACTTATGCGACGTGGAATTAAAATACGATATGATAAAACAAAAGCTCAAAAAGATTTAATGACAAAATATGGTGGTCAGGGTGAAGTAGTCGCAAAGAAATTTGGATTGAGAAAAGCTTGGTACGCAGTTCCAAAAAAAGGATTTAAAAAAGATACAAAACCCGTATTAAAAATCAATAAACAAGAAATGGAAAAATTACACAAAGATAAAGTATTAGATAAAGGTAATTTAAAAGTCGTATTTTCAGAAGATTGGTGGAAAGAAAATCTACTAACAGAAGGTGGAGCATACGGACATATGGCTCATCCATTTGATGACAAAGATTTAACATTCGGTGATTTAAAGAAAATTATAGAAAATGGTTTAGGTGGAACACTAAATCGTGAAGATAATGTTACAGAAAAACTTGATGGTCAAAACATTATGGTAAGTTGGAAAGACGGAAAACTTATAGCAGCAAGAAATAAAGGACATATTAAGAATGGTGGTAAAACTGCATTAGATACAAAAGGTATTATAAGTAAGTTTAAAGGTAGAGGTGATATATCAGATGCATTTACATTCGCTATGAAAGATTTAGAAAAAGCTATCAAAGGATTATCAGATAAACAAAAAGAAAAGATATTCAATAATGGATATAACTTTATGAATATGGAAGTAATGTGGCCTAAATCAGCTAATGTAATTGATTATGATAAAGCTGAATTGGTATTTCATGGAGCTTTAAAATATGATGATAGCGGAACAGTAAAAGGTGAAGTAAAAGGTAGTGGTAGAATATTAGCAGGAATGATTAAACAAGTTAATATGCATATAGGAAAAAAATATAAAATAGGAAAACCTGTATTTTTAGATGTACCTAAACATCAAGATTTTGGTAAGATGAAAGGTAAGTTTTTGGGTAGATTGAAAAAATTACAATCTCAATTTGATTTAAAAGAATCAGACACATTGGGTTTATACCATCAAAAATGGTGGGAAATATTTGTGTATTTGAAATGGCCAGGAGATAAAAAAACTTTATCAAATAAAATTAAAGAAGGTTTAGTTAAAAGATGGGCTTTCTTTGATAAAAAATATACAATACCTATGATGAGAAATGATATAAAAGATGAAAAACAATTAGAATGGGTATTAAAGTTTGATAAGAAAGACCATGCAGCTCAAGTTAAAAAGAATATGAAACCATTTGAAGAATTATTCTTTGAAGTAGGTGCTGAAATATTAAAGAATGTAAAAGGATTTATGGCTGCTAATCCAGACAAAGCCGTTCAAGGAATTAGAAAAAGATTAGATAAGGCCATTTCAAGTGTACGAAGTGGTGGTGATATAAAGAAATTAAATACATTAAGATTACAATTAGATAAATTAAATTCAATTGGTGGAGTAGATTCGATAGTTCCAAGTGAAGGTATAGTGTTTAAGTATAAAGGAAACACATATAAATTCACAGGAGCCTTTGCTCCGATAAATCAAATAGCGGGTTTAATTAGTTTTTAGTATATTTATATATGAGTAATTAGAGGTAAAAATGAGTAAGAAATACAGTAAAAATTTGGCTAAAGTTCAATCAATGGTTGATGGAACTTATGGTAATAAAATACAATCTGGATATGTAGGTGAAAAAGAACCGAAAAGAGAAGTCGGTGATATTTGGACTGATTCTGATGATGTTCAATGGGAACAAAAGAATGGATATAGGTCTAAAATAACTAAATTAGCTAATGTTGGTATTTTTAAAGCCACTTGTAAATCGTGTAATAAAGGTATATTAAAGCCGTGGGATAAAGATACTCATAAAGCTGATGGTAGATGTTACCATTGTCAATTAAATTATGAACTTGATTTAAGTTTTGATAAACCAATAAGATGGTTCGCGTATAGAAGATTAAAAGAACTTGAAAATATGGTATCTATTGAAAAAGAATTACTTCAATGGGTAGATGAATTAGAAAAACAGAAACAAGAAAAGATTTACGATATGAGTATAACCAATGCAATGGCTAATGCTAATGTAGAAATGTCAATAAAGAAAAACTCTTAACGGGAGAAATATGATGAATTTAGCAAGTAAAAAATTAGTATGTGCGGGTGTTTGTTTTGCAGCAGCATCTGTTTTTGTAGTATTAGGTAAAGCTGAATTTCAAGCATGGGCTGATTTTACTAAATGGATTTTTGGAATCTATGCAGCTGGTAATGTTGGTGAACATGCATCTAAAAATTTAGGTAATAAGTAAGATGAAGTTCTTTAAATGGATACTCGGTCTAATTGGACTTATCGGTGGAGCAATAGCTATGTTTGTTCCAAAATCTAAAAACGAGAAAGTTAAAGAGATTGAGGGAAAAATAAAAACAGTAGATGATATATTGAAACAAAAAGAAAAAGAAAATAACAATATCAAAGAATCATTGAAAAACAAAAAGAACGCACTTGAAGAAATTAAAAAACAACGAGAATCCTTTGGTGTAGAAAGAAAGTCATCAGATGAAGCCGCTGAATTTCTTAAAAAGTATGCTAAAGATAAGGAGAATAAATAATGCATTTTAACATAGGTGATACAGTTAGAGATATAAACCAAACCTGACCAAATTATAATTGTACAGGTGTGGTCACATCTATTAATGGTAATAATGTAACTTGGAAAGATAACAAAACAGGTGAACTTATGACTGATGTTCATCAAGACTTGGAGATAGTAATGAAAAAGAGTGGTAGAACAAGAAGAAAAAAACAATCTGGTGGATATTTGAGAGGACCATCACACGCACAAGGAGGAATACCAGCTCAAATTCCAGGACAACCTCCAATCGAATTAGAAGGTGGTGAGTATATTATAAATGCACAAACGACCAATGCATTAGGAACACAATTTCTTGATGAATTAAATAGTACACAAACATCTTATCATCAGGGGGGATTTCAACAAGGACAATTACCAAATCCAAGTAAATTTAAAAAAGGTGGGAGAGTTAGAAAAAAACAATATGGTGGAAACACCAATCAATGTATTAAACATAGAATGCCAGACGGTACAATTATGGAGGGTCCCCCACACGGACCCGGTCAAACTTGTATCGAATGGTCAACTGGGAGAAACAATATGAGAAGAGGTGGAACCCCAGCCCGAACAATGAGAAAGGGTGGAACTGCTAGACCAACTCGAACAATGAGAAAGGGTGGAAGACCTACAACAAGAAGAATGCGGGACGGTGGTAGTGTACAGAATAGAAGATTTTATTTAAATGGGACACCATATACGGGAAGAGTTATTTGGCAAAATGATATTCCATATACTACAACGGGTGGTGCATTTGAAGGTAGTAGCCAACGATTATGGAAACCATAAATGTTAAAAAAACTAATATCTATATTATTAATCATTTCAATACTTCTTCCTCAAAAAACCTATGAGTTTACAGAGGAAGAAGTTCAGACTTTGTACACTCAAATACAGACATTAGAACACGCTGATTCAACTAATCAAAAAATCATCGAAAACTTGAATGAACAGATATATATGTATATACAAACTATTGAGAATGATAGTTTGATGTTTGGACAATATGAATATAAATTGGAATTAAAAGACGAATTGATTAAAGAAATAAAACCTAAGTGGTACGAACACCCCTATCTATGGTTTGGATATGGGATGGTTACAATATTACTTTCAAGTTGGGTGGTAAGTAATGTCCACGAATAATAAACAAAATCTTAAAACTGCAATAAAAAGAGAATATTCTAAATGTGTGAGTGACCCAGTTCACTTTATGAGAAAGTATTGTACAATCCAACATCCAAAACAAGGAAAAATCAAATTTGACTTATACGATTTCCAAGAGAATATGTTGAGTGAGTTTAAAGAACATCGTTATAATATCATTCTAAAATCAAGACAATTAGGTATATCAACATTAACTGCCGGTTATTCACTATGGTTAATGTTATTCAATTCAGATAAAAATATTTTATGTATTGCGAAAGATAAAGATACTGCTAAAAACCTTGTAACAAAAGTTCGTGTGATGTATTCAGGACTTCCACAATGGTTAAAAACAAAAGTAACAGAAGATAACAAACTTTCATTAGTATTCGCTAATGGTTCACAGATAAAGGCAGTAGCTGCAACACAAGAAGCTGGTCGTTCAGAAGCACTGTCACTTTTAATTCTTGACGAAGCAGCTTTCATAGAATATGCAGATTCAATTTGGACCGCTGCACAACAAACACTAGCAACTGGTGGTGATTGTATCACACTTTCAACTCCAAACGGTGTAGGTAATTGGTTTCACAGACAATGGGTTGATGCGATTGACGGGAATAATGACTTTCATACACTCAAACTTCACTGGTCAGTTCATCCAGAACGTGACCAAGCTTGGAGAGATGACCAGGATAGAGTTCTTGGACCAACAAAAGCTGCACAAGAATGTGATGCTGACTTTCTCACTTCAGGTGAATCTGTAGTTGACCCACAAATTCTACAATGGTATAAAGAAGGAATGGTATGTGAACCAATGGAAAGAGCAGGTTTAGATAAAAATTTATGGATATGGGATTATCCAGATTATTCAAAAGAATATATGGTAGTTGCTGATGTAGCTCGTGGAGACGGAACTGACTTTTCAGCGACACAAGTATTTGAAGTAGAAGATATGAAACAAGTTGCTGAATATAAAGGACAATTAGGAACNACAGATTATGGAAATTTCTTNATTGAGTTAGCAACAAAATATAACGATGCCTTACTCGTAGTTGAAAACAACAANATCGGTTGGGCAACAATACAAACTATTATAGACAGAGGATATAAGAACTTATTCTATATGTCAAAAGATTTACAAGTTGTTGATGTAGAACATCAAATGGTATCAAATAAATACAGAACACAAGATAAAAATATGGTACCAGGATTTTCAACAACAGTAAAAACAAGACCATTAATTATAGCGAAGATGGAAGAATATACTCGTGAAAAGATGGTAAAAATAAAATCACCGCGACTGATTGAAGAATTATTTACATTTATATATCATAATTCAAAACCAGAAGCGATGACAGGTTATAACGATGATTTGGTTATGTCGTATTCAATAGCATTGTGGGTAAGAGATACTGCACTACGATTGAAAACGGATAAAGATAATCACCAAAGGGCTATGATGGATTCTATGTTGAACATGAATGGAAACACAGACTTTAGTTCCGGTTTTCAATTTGGTAAAGCTGGAGGTCCGAAGGAAAATCCATATGAAATGGATGTTCTTGGTGAAAAAGAAGACCTATCATGGTTAATTAAATAAAAGAGGTAAAAATGGCACAGAATGAAAATATATTAACAAGACTTGGGAAACTATTTCAATCAAACATAATTGTTAGAAAAACTGATGACGGACAATTAAAAGTTAAAGATGTTGACTTTAGTCAACAAACATCATTAGTAAATAATTTTATTGATAGATATAATAGACTTATACACGGTAATCCTAAACAAATGGGTTGGGCCGGTAAAGAGAATCAACGAAACGCATACGAAGTAGCTCGTAACCAACTATTCAGAGATTATGAAATGATGGACGCAGACCCAATTATATCATCAGCACTTGACATTTATTCAGATGAATCAACTATTGATAACATTGAAGGACAAATCCTTAAAATCAAAACAGACAATGTAAAGGTTCACGACATTTTACATAACTTATTTTATGATATAATCAATATTGAATTTAATCTATGGTCTTGGATGAGAAACTTAACAAAATATGGTGATTTCTTTTTAAGTTTAGATATAGTAGATAAATATGGTATTGTTAATGTTAAACCACTATCGACATATGGTGTGTTTAGACTTGAAGACCACGACCCGGAAAATCCTAAATTAGTTCAATTTGAAATCGAAGAAGGTGGGAATAAAGAGGTAAAAGAAAATTATGAAGTAGCACATTTCAGATTAGTATCAGATTCTAATTTCTTACCATATGGTAAATCAATGTTAGAAGGCGCTCGTAGAGTATTCAAACAATTAACTCTTATGGAAGATGCTATGTTAATTCATCGTATTATGAGAGCACCAGAAAAAAGAATCTTCAAAGTAGATATTGGTAATATTCCACCAAACGAAGTAGAAAACTTTATGAATAAAATTATCGGTAAGATGAAGAAGATTCCAGTGATTGACCAAAATACAGGTGATTACAACTTACGATACAATATTGAATCAACAACAGAAGATTATTATCTTCCAGTTCGTGGTTCGGATAGTGGAACTCAAATAGAAACGCTACAAGGATTGACAAACGAAGGTGCTATTGATGATATTGAATATTTAAGAAACAAATTACATGCAGCACTAAAAGTTCCAAAAGCTTTCTTGGGATACGAGGAAAATGTTGGTAGTAAAGCTACATTAGCAGCAGAAGATGTTAGATTCGCAAGAACAATTGAAAGACTACAAAAGATTGTTGTAGCTGAATTATCAAAAATTGCTATCATTCATCTATACTCACAAGGATTTGAAGACGCAGAACTTATCAACTTTGATTTAGAATTACAGAATCCATCTATGATTCACGAACAAGAAAAACTTGAATTATTATCACAACAAGTTGATATTGCTAATAGTTTAATTGAAAATAAACTCTTATCTCGTGAATGGATTTATGACCACATATTTGAATTTAATCAAGGTGATAAAGAAAAAGTATTTGAGGGTATCATTGAGGATAGAAAACAAAACTTTAGATTTGAACAAATTGAAACAGAAGGTAACGACCCAGCAGAATCTGGTGAAGTCGCTGATGATGAAGACGATTTAGAAATGGCTAGACGAGGTGAGCACGGTGGTGATAGACGAAGTGGAACTGGTAAAAAAGAATATGGAAATGAATATGATGTCGATGATGTAAAAGACGCAATCAAATATCAAAGAGAACGATATGGTAAGAGAGATTTCAAACATGGAAGTCCACTAGCACCAGGAAAAGGAGCTACAATAGTTAAGTCAGAAAACTTTTTAAACCAATTAAAACAACGATTTAGTAAGAACACTAAAAATAAGAGTATTTTAAGTGAAGAAAACATAATTGAAGAAGAAACAAGTGAATAAATATATGATAAACTATAAAAACTTTATATTTATATATGAAAAACTATACATTGTTGGAATCCAAATAAATGGAGATTAAGTATGCGTAAAATAAAGCATAATAAGCTGCGTAACACCGGCTTATTGTTTGAATTTTTACTACGACAAATTACTTCTGATGTCTTGAATAAGATAGACGGAAGTAAAGCAGTTGCCATAGTAAAGAAAAAATTCAATGAAAACACAGAGTTGGGAAAAGAACTAGCCTTATACAATATTATTATAAACAAGAAGTTTAATGATGATAGAAAGGCTGATTATTTTATAAATGAAGTTATTAACGAAAGACATAAGTTAAACAACGCTTCATTAAGACGAGAAAAATATAATCTAATAAAAACAATTAGTGAACACTATGACTTACAAAAGTTCATATCTTCAAAAGTTGATAATTATAAGATTTATGCATCTGCATTTAAACTATTTGAACATTCTACTGCGTTATCACCTGATGAGAAAACTGAATCTCACTTTAATCTTGTTGAACATATAACAACAACGAGTGAAATTAAATTATCAGAAACAATGACTGCTCTTCCAGATGATGAGGATTTGAGAATATTAACATATAGAACTTTGTTAGAAAAGTTCAATCAAAAATATTCTAATCTAAATACACCACAAAAGAACTTACTTAAAGCTTATATCAACAATGTATCCAATACCAACTCACTTAAAGAGTATATCGAAAGTGAAATCCCCAACATTAAAAAAGAACTTAAAGATAACTCGAAAAATCTTAAAGATAAAGTAGTTAAAATTAAGTTAAAAGAAGCTATCAATTCTGTTGATAAGTTTTGTGATGTTGGAAATTCACAAAGTGTTAAAGATAGTGCTGTAGTTCAGTTAATGAGATATTACGAACTTATTAAAGAGTTGAAGAAAAGTGACCGAAAGTAAGTTAAGAGAATTAATTAAATCGGTTCTTCGTGAATTACAACAAGAAGAATTAGAAGAAATAACTGTAAC